CTTGAACATCACTTTCTTCTTTTTGCAGACATTTTATAGCTGCGTCAATTATCACATACTCAGAATAACCATTTATATCATCGAATGTAGTTGTAGAAGTAGCTGGAGTTGTGCTGCTAAATTGCTGAGAAGTTGGAATATACCATATCTTAACCTCTATAGCTGAATTAGGAGAAGGAGTAAAGACAAGATTCTCTCCTACCAATCTGTATCTAGTATTGGTTAATCCCCAGACATTAGTTATAGATCCTTGTTGATTTAGGTTTCTCTCATTAAAATTAAAAGGTATTAATGTGGACCAAACATTACCATTCAACTTAGCATCTATGCCTCGTAGTTTATAAAAATCTGTTGCAGCTATATCGTAAGATGAAGTAGAATCATTAAGTGGATAAGTATCAATACCGGATGTAGTTGTAATAGTTTTGCTACTTATATAATAATCTTGTCCATATGTTTGTATTAATAAGTCGTGTAGTTCTGACAAACCTACATTAATATAAGTTTGCACTTCTATATCTGAAATAAAATAGTTATCTTCCATATCCGCACGTTGGCGAACTCTAGCAACTAAGGCACTTTCTGTTATTGCAGCCATGCTACCCCCAAAGGAGAGAGGGCGTTAGCCCCCATATCTTAGTAATCTTCTTCTATTTCATCTTGCTCATCCACACAGAGTCGTATGAAATTTTTTAAAGCGTCTTTGAATCCTGCAGAGTCTTTAGATTCGAATGCAGAAAACATTTCTTCAACTGCAGAGTCGTAACCTAAATCATCAGAATCTTCTATTTCCTCTCCTAAATCAGAATCAGATTCTACTTTTCCGTATTCACTTTCTTCTTCTTCAGGAGCGTCACCCTTTTTCTTCATACCTTCTAGGATAGCAATCATCATTCCGTCTTTTTTAGCCATGATTTACTCCCTATGGTTGAGTAGTTAAGTTACCAGCACCAACAGCAGAGCTATTAGAGTTTTTTAATACTGCATGAAACTTAATTATCACATTATCAGGTACAGCAGCGGCAACTCCGGTATCCATTCTTACAAACTGTATAACAATTTCTTTTGATGTAGCAGGTACAGCACCATTCACATCTTCTGACCATAGTTGCACAAAAGATCCAGTAACACCAACTACAGTTCCAAAATGGTAGAGAGCTTCAACATGATATAAAGCAGGATAATTATCATCCAATAAAACAGTGTAGTTACCAGCACTGTTTAAAGTAACAGAAGCAATACCAGCACTACGACTAGCGTTTACAACTTGTGGACCTGCACCTTCTGCTACCTTCCATTCTCCGTAAATATGTTTAATTTCTTTATCTAGAGCTTGCACCCTATTAAAATTTCGATTAGCCATTTTATTTCTCCTTTAGTCTGAGTGTTATACAACACGCAGCAAAAAAGAGGAGCCTTACGACTCCCCTAAAATTTATTAAAGTGCAATTCTTACGTTAAATCCAGGTCCTCTACACCCAAGTTGAGCATAGTAACCAATCCTAACCTCTACAGCATCTTCAGTAGAAATTCTTAAAAATCTCATCCCATCTGGATCAAGAATTTTAGGAGCTTTACCAAGAGAGTAAAGTTTCCACATAGACATGTCTAACATATAAGCCACATCTTTGGGGCAGTTTTGATCAGGAATTACTTGTATAGTTCCTCGTGGACCATTAATTTGAATACCTCTAAAACCAATGTCAGTTGTTACCTTGACATCTATATAGGTAAGTTTAGAACCTAATGCCTTTTCAAGATCGGCAAAGTTTGAGTAGTTCATAAAACAAACGTCTGGTTTACCACCTTCTCTAGCAGCTCTAGAAGCAGCGCCAATGAGAGCTTCTTCTAAAGGAAGTGCAGTTCCGTCAAACCTAATTCCAGCTAAACGAGTAGGATCTAAGTCACGTTCGACACCAAAGAAATCATCCGTAGAACCGGGAGCTGAAGATGGAATCCAAGCACCTATACCTGAAAGCATAGCATCATAATCTCCCTCTACAACAATAAATTCATCTATTAACCAAGCAGCAGGGATAGCTGTAGAGACCGTGATAACACCAGTATCCCTATTAACAGCCGAAATAACCACAGCACCAGCATGGGTAGTACCACCTGTTCGTGCAGTAGCACCTACAACAGTCATACCAACTTCAAAGTTAGTAACATCATCAGGTTGCTTTAGAGTAAATGTTGTACCTGTACCAGGATCAGCCAAGAGTTGACCAATAGTACCACCACCATCTCCGTAAAGAGAAATAGCTAGTGACCTAGTAGCAGCTTCAAGAGCGCCATCAATCTCAGTTGTAGCAGCTTCAATGAATGCATTCGCATTACCTTTTGATGCTTCTATAACCTCATTATCAATGTTAGCTAGAGAGTAGTTTGCTTTCCTAGTAAGTAAGAAAGCCGCTAATTGTGAATTAGACTTATTTGCAAGTGCTTTTGCAAATGAAGCAGATCGACCTTGAGGTATCCCATATTTAATGGGTAGTTTCAAGTTTTCACCACCAAAAGATTCATATTTAGAAAGCATAGCCAAAAAAGGATTATCCTTATAGACCATATTTTCAATTCGTTGTGATGTGTAATGTTGTTTAAGTGCAGCCGAAAAGTTCGCCATACTTAAACCGGAATGTACTGACATATTAACCTCCTAAAGTTATATAATTTATTCCCACCGTAGCATTTTTGCTATTTCTAATTTTGACTCTTCATCAGATAGTAATCGCTTAATAGGCTCCTCCAGTGATTGTTGGGAATGAGCGTTTGTCAATGTAACTGGCTTATTAGGGGTTGGTGTCTTTGGCTCTTTAGGCTGATCCATAAATGCTTTTAATCTAGCACCTACTTTTTTGAGTTTTAAAAGCTTTTCAGCTTCTCCCTCAAAGTGCGACTCTACAGCGTCCGCCGCTTCTTTAATAGTTAAAATCTTCCCTGACTCTTTATAATGCTGCTCAACAACATCATAAATAACGTTAGAGGCGTCATTGGCTTTTACAAACTCGTAGGTTTCTGGGTTTTTATCAACAAAGTCTCCTACTTTCCTCATATAGTTTTTTTGTATTCTATCATATCTAGCAGTTTTATCAGTCTGATCTTTATCAGACATTCTCTTTTCTAATTCTTCGAATTTAGATTTATATCCTGATTCTATCTCTTCTCTCATTAACTTCATCTGCATATCTGGAGTTAAATTTCCATCATTCAGAGCTAATTCAGTTAGTTTTTCATACGGTAACCCTATATCTGCTAAAGCTTCTAAGGGGTTAGATCTTAGACGATCTTGCAGAGGAACTTCTGGAGGGGGTGGAAGTTGTTTTTCCGACTCCGGTTTCTCTAATCGTTTTTCTAACTCCGCTAATCTTTTAGCATAGGCAGCTTCTTTAGCTTTTAATTGTTTTTCTCTTCTACTTAATGCTGCAAACTTCTTAGAAAATCTAGGATCTGCAACAGGTTCTTTCTTTTCTTCTACAGGTTCTAAAGGTTCTAAAGGTTCTTCAGGTTTAGCTACCCCATTAATGGTGTCTTTTTTTTCCATTGCATGGACTAGTTCTTCTATAGCCTTAGAACTATCCTCGTCTAATTGAACTTCAGGTTCAGCACCTTCTACTTGCCCATATTCTGGTTGATTAGTTTCTTCAGTCATAATAGCTCCTACTATATGTTATTATATTATAATGTTAAGGTTTTGCCTTTTCTATTGTTTCTGATACTTGAGTTTTCATTTGTTCTTGCATTGGACCAGCGATAGCCTGACCTAATTGCTGAACACCCTGCTGAAGCATGTCTCCCAGAGGTAATGCTCCTGATGCAATGGCACTTTCTTGCCCCACAGGACCTTCTTGCCCCTGTTCAAGGGCAGCCGTGGCAGCTCCTTTAGCTCCTTGAGAAGCTAGCTGCTGTGCTAACTCTTGTGGAGAGGGAGATCGTTCTTTAGACTTCATAATTAAATTCTGACAATCTTCCATATATTGTCTCAAAAGTTCTAAACGATTTTCACTAGCTCCCTGGACTCGGTACATTAAATACGCCTGTTGGACTTTTCTAATTGTATTTTCCAAGTTCTGATAAGGCTCAGGAGGGAAATATTTGCCTTTATCCATCATTGTTTCGATAAGTTTCTCTAAATTTTCATTATCTGCATTAAGCATATTTGTAGTAGCTTCTAAATCAGGAAAGTCTAGAAGCTTTAGCGCATCTTCTTTTCCAATAAAACCACCAGCCATTAGATCTTGAATATCAGCCAGTCTAGCAGCAGGAGTGTTGGATAATGCAGAAGTTGGGAAAATTTCCATCATATACTTATCAGAATCCATATCTACATCTTTCCAATCTATAGTCTCTATAAATTTACCATCTTTAGCTTTAACTTTATATTCCCCTTCTCTACTGTAAATATCTTTCCCCATATCTATAATTATTTCAGCAGCATCTATAAATACTTTTTCATATCTTTTAGCAACAGACATAAACCTTTCAGTTTCTAAGTCGTTGAATTCTCGTAAGGCTTTACCAGAATCTAAACCAGCAGGTTTTACTGACTGGGCTGCTAATTGAGAAATACCTGCTATTTCATAGGATTTAGAAAATAATCTATCCAAGTGATTAAATAAATCTGGTGGTATAGTTCCAAGAGAAGCGTAGGTTGGGGGAGTTCCTGCATATTTAATAACTCCGCCAATTCTATTATTTAAATGAGAAGATACAATTTTAGAACTAGCTTCAATTAAAAGTTTTGGAATAGATATCAAATGCATTGAAACTTGTATAGTCCTAAGAATTTTATTAATTTCTAATTGAAGTCCCTGTAATTGCTCAGCCAATCCTTGACCAAAAAACCCTACAGGTCTAATACCCCATCTAAAAAATACAAAAGGAAAATAACTTTTTGTATATTCCATATCCATTAAGGTTCCAGAAGAAACACAAATAGAATGTTTCCCATCCTTAGCTAACTTTCCACTTGGTAATCTCCAAGATTCAACAACTCTAACCATATCTCGAAGTTGTTCACTATTAGATTGATCAGCATCATTGTAATCAGCTTGATCTATAACAATATCTTTACCTGAGAACATATCCTTTAAAACATCTCTATCTATATACTTAACTTGATGCATTTGTCGTGGTTTAGCATAATAAGACTCTACATCATCTATTTTTATTTCTTCTATAAATACTCTTTCAGTTTTTATTTGGTTATCATCTTCATAAATTTTTATACAACCTGTACCAAAAATAGAAGCATCTAGAAAAGCTGAAGTTGCTTTATCATAAAATTCGTCATAACTGTAAATTCCTTCTACAAATTTAGTCAATTTCTTAGCTCTAGATTGTAAACTAAAATCACCCCCAGAAGTTAAAAACTGAGCTTTTGGTCTATTTTTAGTTATTTTAGAAACTACAGTATCTATCATATTCTGAATTACGTTTAAGGTTACTCTACCAGAAGCCATTACAGTAGTCTCTACTCTAGCATAAGAATAAGCATCTAAACCTAAATAATCATAATTACCGTACAACCTGGCATATCTCAAATTATCCTGAGATCTATATCTTTGCCTATCCTCTAGTCTAGTAACAAAAGCAAAAACTTCTTGATATAAATCATCTTTTCTAGCAAGCCACCATTTATTACCATTTATCTCATCAAACATCGACATAATTCACCCTAAGATTGCGAAGACCAAAATAACAATTCATCATCTTCCTTTTTAGCTTGTTCAGCTTCAAAATTAGATTGTGCTAAAGAGTTTATTAACTTATCAGCATCATCTTCAGAAGCTTCTATAAAACT